AACCCACAACTTAGTTTCTTCAAAAAAGCATATAAAAGACATACTAATTTTGCCATCCAAAGTTTAAATATTCCATTAGATGAAAATACAGGAAATGGTAGTAGTAGATTTGGAAAAGAAGTAAGAACAATAATTCCTAGAAAAGGTAATTTACTTCATAGATTATATTTAACAATAGATTTACAATGTAAAAATAATGGTGTTACTTCATATACTGTTAATAACTTTATTAATAGTTTAATAAAAAATGCTCGTATTGAAATTGGTGGTAATAAAATAAACGAATATCAATCACAATATAAACAACTTAAAAGTGATTTATTAATACCCAATGAAAATTAATACAACGAATCAGATGCGACATATGGTGGAAAACCAGTATCTTATGAATTCGACGGACGTGTAGGTAATCAAATTGGCGATACACATGAAAGAATAAAAGGTAATATACCGATTGTAGTGGGTTCAAATACAACAGTAACAAAAAAATTCACATATGCTTTTGATTTTTGGTTCACACGAAATATAGGCCAGAGTTTGCCTCTTGATGCTTTAAATAATCACGACATAGAACTTATTTTTAATATAGAAACTAAAGATAATGTGATAGGCGACAATGTTAATATAGATAGTGATGATTTTAAACTAAGTAATATGTTATTGTATGGAGATTACATATTTATTGATGGAGAAGAAAAACGAAGGTTTGCTCAAAGCACTCACGAATATCTAATAGAACAAGTACAATATGCGGGATCACTAAGTACTAGTAATAATACAAGCTCTTCGTATTTATTAAATCAAAAAACTTATGATAAAATAACATTTTCACACCCTGTTAAATATTTAATATGGGGTATTGCTAATCCAGGAACCGCAGGAAGTAATAAAGGTCAAGGTCCAACTTATTTTGTGTCTCAAACTACGAATTCACTAACCGGAAATGATGCTCATGTGGGGAATTTATATTTACAAATCAATGGAGCAAATCGTATGCCCGAGGATAACCCGATTATGAATTATACTCGCAATTATCCAAATATGTATTTAAATCATATACCCCCATTAGATACTGTAGGTTTCTTTTCATTTGCGATTAATCCGTTTGACGATGAACCCAGTGGGACGTGTAATTTTTCACGTATTGGATCTAATGTTTCATTAATAACAAATTTTGCTAATAATAATGTCGAAACAATAAAAAATAAAGAACTATTTATATTTGCGGTTAATTATAATGTGTTTAGAATAACTTCAGGAATGGGTGGAGTGTTATTTACTTCTTAAGCACTACAACTTTCACATTCCGGTTCAATAGAGAATTGTTGAGCACTAGCAGCCGGTTTTGTTCGCAAATAATATTGACCGGTTTTGAGACCTTGTTTCCAAGTGTAAAAATGCATTGAAGTCATTTTATTATATTCGGGATCGGCCATAAATAAGTTAAGTGACTGTGATTGGCAAATGTATTTACCACGTGCTACTGCCATTTGTATAAGTGTTTTATTACCAACTTCCCATACGGTTTTATAAATTTCCTTTATATGAACGGGAACGGATGGAATGTTTTGAACACTACCATTTTCAACAATAATTTTATTTTTCATATTTGTATCCCACAATTCCAAATCAATAAGGTCTTGAATTAAGTGTCTATTAATAACAATGAATTCTCCAGCAAGTGTGCGTCTTATATACATATTACTTGTAAACGGTTCAAAGCATTCATTATTGCCAAGGATTTGAGATGTGCTTGCAGTAGGCATAGGAGCAACTAAGAGACTATTGCGCATACCGTATTTTGCTAAATCGCGTTTTACTTTTGCCCATTTGGTCTTCATAGAAGGTTCCGTTTCCCATAAATCAAATTGTAGTTTTCCTTCGTGAGCTGGCGAACCAATAAAAGAACTATAACTTCCTAGGTAGGTGTCTCTATTTATTTCTTCAGGAATAATGTGAAAAAGGCTTTTAAGTTCTTCTGCTTCAGTATGTTCTTCCTTTTCAAGATGTTCTTTGTATTTCACGATTTTACTTTCACGTTTCTTGGAAAGTTCAATAGAAGCTTCAACCGAACCCAAATAAATAGTTTCAAATATCTTTTCATTCAATTCGTGAGCTTCTTCGCTATCAAATGGCAAATGAAGCATAGCAAATACGTCAGCCAATCCCTGAACACCAATACCAATTGGTCTATGAAGTCTATTTGACCGTTCGGTTTCTGGAACCGGGTAAAAATTTAAATCAATAATTCTATTCAGATTCTTAGTTACTATCTTGGTTATTTTATGTAATTTATCAAAGTCAAATTTCATAGACGGTCTTAAATATTCTATGAGATCACTAAAGCCTCCAATATATTTTTCATTGATAAATATTTGTGGATATGTGCGACTTCCTGTATTTAATTCATCTAATACTTTAGATTTATCTTCATTTGCTACTTCAATAGTTTCATATGAAATATTCAATTCATCTAGTTTATTTTTAGTTTTTTTACAATATTTACAATTATCAATCGTATAAATTTTAATATTCTCAAGACATTTCTTGGTTTCATCCTTTACTACATATTGCGATAGACCAATAGAGGCTAAATTACACACTGCGTATTCAGTAGGAGAACTGTATTCCACGATTTCAGTACAAAGATTAGAGGACTTTATAGTTCCTAGGTTCTTTTGATTCGATTTACGATTACACGCATCTTTGTAAAGTATATATGGTGTTCCGGTTTCAGTTTGCGATTCAATAATAGCATACCACAAATCAACTGCCTGAATTGTTTTCTTTCCACGATTTTCAGATTCATATTTACAATAAAGTTTATTAAATTCTTCGCCGTGACAATCTGCCAGACCAGGACATTCATCGGGACACATAAGTGTCCAAGTACCATTTTCTTGGACACGTTCCATAAATAAATCTGGAATCCACAAAGCATAAAAGAGATCGCGTGCTCGTTCTTCTTCACTACCCGTATTCTTTCTCATTTCAAGAAAGGCAAATACATCGGCGTGCCAAGGTTCAAGATACATAGCTATGGAGCCATTTCTCTTCCCACCACCATTATGTACTAATCCTTGATGTAATAAGTAATTATGTTCTTTGGATAATTGAAGGTCATATAGTGTTCCTTTATAAGATGATTCGTTAATACTTTTAATTCTAGTATATAAAAGGTCATTGTGTTTAAAAAACTTGAAAAAAGTTCCTGTTTCATCATCGGGAATTCCTATCAAGGAACATATTTCTCTAGTTTTAGGAATTCTAAGCACATATGATATTTTTCTATTTGTAATTTCACTATTGTATTTAGTTATATGTGTTTCTCCTATTCTATCTCTTATATAACCACTTGTAAGAATACCCATTCTCAAACAAATAAATCTTGCCGTTTCAATTAAGTTGTATGATGTACTATCAAATACTAATTCTTTATGTACACATCCATCCGTATCTATTAATCCTTTTAATATCATTTTGGATTTATTAAGTGGCAAATTTAACCACCGTGAAGCACATATTTTTTCTTTATTTTTATAAATATCACTATATTTAAATGGAAGTGACACGTTCTTCGACCAGTATAATCTTATGGTATTTTCATTAAGTTCTTCTCTAAATGGCACATACTTTTCATTGAAATATTTTTTAGCAAATTCTAAAATACCCCGTTTTGTATCTCTACCTAACGATAAGTATCCGTTAGTATTACTATTGTTTAAACAGCCATCACCAAGTATGACACCATACATATAACAGTCATCTTCCGATATACTAGTAATATCTTTTTCATATTTAGGAATAGAATAAGCAATCATATCATTTTCAGTAATATTTTCAGCTTCAATCCAATCAGGTTTTATTAATGACTTTTCCAATCTATTTTTTATTATACTATAATTAGTCCCTTTCGGTTGTCCTTGAAGGACATATATAGGATGTTGTGGAGTTATGGATAATTTATCTAGACTATGTATAGTTTCAATATCTAAAATCTTTCCATCATATGAGTGTTCTAATACATTTTCTACTATTTCTGTATTACCTGTAATATTATATATTTCAGTTTCACCTACAATAACATCTTCCATACGGATGTGTCCCTTAGTGCTATAGATTATAGTGTTAGGAAGAACACATTGGTCAACGTACCGAGCAGTATTGTTAAATACACGCAACATAGGAACGAGCCCATTACTAATTCCGTTTGTTCCACGAATCAATGACTGACTTGCTCTAACATTATGCATATTTAGACCTATTCCACCCGCCCATTTAGAAATCATTGCGCAATCTTTCAATGTAGAATAAATGCCCTCAATACTATCTTGTTTCATACATAGCAAAAAACACGAAGATAACTGTGGTCGACGGGTACCTGCGTTGAATAGTGTTGGTGTAGCGTGAATAAAATACTTTTGTGACATAAAATCATATGTTTTTAGGGCTTCTTTAATATCATTGCCGTGAATACCCAAAGACACTCGCATAAAAAGGTGTTGTGGTCTTTCTATGATTTTTCCCCCTACTTTCATTAAATACGCTCTTTGGAGTGTTTTAAGTCCGAAGTAATCTATGAAACAATCGCGTGAATAGTTAATATATGAATTAAGTTTTGTTTTATTTTTAGTAACAATTTCATAGACTTCGGTTGAAACTAACGGACATTGTGAATTGTGGATATCTTTATTGTTATATAAAATGCCTATAGTTTCAGAAAATGATGGAGATGTATTTTTATGTAAATTAGATATTTCAATACGAGATGACAATGCCAGGTAATGTGGATGTTCGGTGCTTAGTGAAGCACATAATTGTGCTGCTAATTCATCAATTTCAGAAGTTTTAATACCATCATAAATTTCTTTAATTATTTTTTGAGCAATAAGTGATGGATTAATATTTAATCCTTCTGATAGATTTTTAATGCGGTTGATGATTTTGTCAAAGGACACCTCTTCCTTGTCATCGTTTCTTTTGAATACATAAAATACCTCCATCGTGTTGTCTAATTTAACGGTCATATTTTTAATACATTTTAAAAACATTTTTTTTCAACTTTTTTATTTAATATAAACTCAATGATTTATTTCAATAATAATCTCAATTATAAAAAATTGATAAACTCAATAATAAAATATAATTATTATTACTATATACACCACCAACTAATACCACAATGGCTTATAAACTTGTCTTTTACGATTTCGAAACTACGGGATTGAACCCTTTTCACGATAAAATAATTGAATATAGTTTCAATAAAAGTAATACAAATGAAAGTCTTAGTAATCTGGTAAATCCAGAAACTTCCATAACTCCAATTATTACCAAGATAACTAATATAACCAACGAAATGCTACAACAAGAAGCTCCATTAATGGACCATATGAAAGTTCTAGAAGAATTTCTAGGAGAGCCGAATCTTATGTTTGTGGCCCATAATGGCGACGGTTTCGACCGTTTCTTTCTAAAAAGACTTGCGTCACGTAGTGAAAAACTACAAAGTGTCATTCATACTTGGAAGTATTTTGATACTATTCATATGAGTAAATTGGTTTTCCCGAAGAGACGTAGCCATTCATTGAAAAATTTATGTAATGATTTAATGATAAGTCCGGGAACCCACCGAGCACACGATGATACAATGGCATTGAAGGAATTGTTTAATAAAATGGTTAACATTTTGGCAAAACAAGACCCTGAAACAAAAAAAATACTAATTGAAAATCCACTTAATTTATGGAATATAATTTATTAATTACTCGCAAAAATATCGATACATATTCCAGCCTTTTGGTGGCAAACGTTTACAATTATTTACACGACTTTTAGGTTGTTTCATACATTTATTATATGCCCAATTCTTAGGTGTTCCACGAATCGATTGATCTTTATATTTATTACAAATTGAATCTTTGGTATTACAGTAAACTTTACATTTTTTTTTTGTAATTTTATTTAGGTCTGTTTTCATACCACAAGCCTTTTTTTTACATAATTTCTCTATATTTTTCTCTATATTTTTTTCTTTTTTTTTTCTTTCATTTGCCGATTTTAAAAAATCACTCAAATATAATTTACCACCTTTTTGCGATTTTAAATTATTTATAAATTCAATTTGTATATCCTTTGTAAATATACTAGGTTCTAATAATAACCTTTCTTGAATACCATGATTTAACTTATAAACTTTTTCATTTACGCTATATGATTCTGGATATAGAATTCCATAAGTTCCCGGTTTTTGTCCGAATTTTTCCCATTTGTTATTGACACTACTACAAGCCATAACATTCTTTTTTTTTGTTTTTTTACAAGAGTTGTTAGTTTTATTTAACAAAATAGATAATTTATTTAATATTTTATTGTATTCTTCCTTAGAATTTAATTTTATTCCAATTTGATATTTAGAATGATTGCCTTTTCTTGTGTCCTCAATTAACGATAGTTTGTTTACATTTAATGAAAAAAAATTAGATATATTTTTTAATATCTTTCTTTCAATCATTATATAAAATACTAAAATAAAATTATGATTAATCGCTTTCAATGAAACTATGTTTTACAACAGGAATACTAGGAGCTTTATATTTTTTCTTTACTAATGTATCATAACCGATTTCACGATGTTTTAATACATCTTCCCAGAAAATATCTATTTTCTTTTTTATTTCTTTGAAACGTTCTTGGTCTCTTTTGACAAGTATGACATCGTAATTATGAAAATACCAATAAGTAAGACCTATATATTCTAAATTGTCGTCTTCTAAAATACGGTTCAATTCATCTCCAGCCCATTCTTTAATAGATGCTTCATCAAGTATTTCAGTTCTATATATGTATTTGCGACTCTTAATAGTGTTATCATATATTTCTAATATAAGACCCTTGAATGTATCATCGGGAATACTATAAAACTTGTCTGGTTCACATTCTTTAATATCACATTCAAGATAATCGCAATATTCCAGATTACATACTTCCAATTGTCCTTGAATTTGAAGTTCATAATATTCTGGAACAAATCCATTAAGCTCACGTGATTTAGGACATTTAATCTCTAACATACGTCCTATGTATTTCTTATTTACGCTACTTGGATCAACAATTCCGTCTGGTGACGCCGCAAAATACTCTATAGTTGGATGAGGCACACATCCATATTCATAAATTACCAGATTATAGAGTTTCTCATAAAACAGTGTCGCCATAGGTTCAAATTTAACCCCGTGTAAAATAGCAGCACCAGGTTTAAAGTCTTCGCGATATCCACATTTACTAGCAATGAGCTTATTACGACTCGCATAAACATTTGAACCCATTGCCGTTGCCAAATCACTCGCAGTTAGACGGTTACTACGAAATTTGTACCATTCTTCTGTTCTTTGTTCTGGTTGTTTAATTTTTTTCAGTTCGGCTATTTGATGTTCAAGGGCTTTGATGTCTTTAGAAGTATATGTTGGTGGAATAATTTTAATTTTCTTTTCAACTAAAATTATTAATTCTTCTTTAGTATATTTAAGTTTACATTCTTCGGCAATAATTGAAATACATTCTACAATGTCGTCTTTGTCTTCGATAAGTATTTCATTATTATCAAAGAAATCGTCAATAATCGGTAGCAAATTTGATTTCTTCATGATGATAAATAATAAATAATATATATATAGTATATTATTTCCTTTAGTTATCAATTTTTATATATTTATAAATACTATACGATGGATTTAAGCACGAATATATTAGTTCTACTATTGTTATTAACCTCAATAATAATCGGTTTAGTATTCTACTATTTTATTATATGCTTGATATTTAATTGTCAATCACTTAATAGCGATCATTACAAATTACCTATTGAAGGATTTATTGTTCCCTTCAAACAATTGAAAGAAGGGAAAATAGTTAATTTTATTAAATTATTATTTACTATCAATAATCCTTATATTTATATGATTGTTTCATTAATATTGGCTTCAGTATTAATAGTCAAAACATTAAAAACAAAAAAAATTAGTAAACAAGTAAATGCTTCAGATTTATATAAAAAAAATGAAGAATCTTAAATAAGAATCTTAAAGAAGAATCTTAGAGTTGAAAGGTAACAGGGTGTTCAAATATTTTAGGATTTCTCTTATTTAATGATGAATCAATACCTTTATAGCAATCCCCACGATCTTCTATTTTATGAACACCTGTATAATCCCAAGTATGTTCATTTTTTCTTGATGGGAATGGTTTAGATTTAATAGGAGTTTCTATGGGAATATCGTCGTTTTTATTATACATTGTTTTTTGTGATTCACCAAAATCAATCTTTCCATAACTTTCAAATTCATGACTATAATTGTCATACGATTTTTTATAATTCAATATAGGCTGTATATTATTATTAATTTCATCTAATTCATTTTTAATGGCGATTGCTATTTCATCTTCTTGAATTTGTTCTTCTTCTTTTTCCTCTTCTTCTTCTTGCATAATTTTATCTTCAATAGAAAATACGTTTGTTTGAAAACTTTCTTTTTTAAATAAGAAATACAAAAATGTTAATAAAACTAATGTTAAAACTAATATGCGTATCATTTAATATATTAAGAATATATTTTTATAACTATGG